TTATGTCGCTTGGCGGTGGCGTCCATGATCTGCCGCGCTCTTATGTTCTCGGTAATCCTGACCGCATAGACCTTCCGTTTGGGCCGCTTCAAAGCGTCACTAGCGTTGTGACCTATGACCGGGCAAACGATAGCAGCACGTTTTCGAGCGACAATTACCAAGTGGACCTGCAAGGGGGGCGCGTATATCTCAATGAGGGCGAAACATGGCCAGCCGAACTTCGCGCAACGAACGCTGTGGAAATCACGTATGTCGCGGGGTATGGCTCGGGCAGCATTCCCGCGCCAATCGTGCAGGCAATCAAGATGTATGTTTCTACGCTTTATGACGGCACGTGCGAAGGGGTGACGGACCAAATGGCCCGACTTGTCTCGCCGTATCGTCGCCACGATGAATTGCCGTTCTCATGATGTGCTGCTCCAAATACAAGGCGTCTGACCTGCGCACGGCTGTTGTGTTTCAGCGCGAGACGCAGACAGCCGATGGCATGGGCGGCGTCACGTCCTCTTGGGCTGCTATCTCAGACAGCCCGACGCGGGGCAATGTGAAGGCGCTCTCTGGCTCGGAGCGATATGCGTCTGACCGTGTGGAGGCAACCGCGCGCCTGCGTGTGGTGGTTCGGTATTTCTCGGGGCTGACCGAAAAGGACGCAATCGAGATTGACGGGCGGCGTCACAATATCCGGTTTATCAACAATCTGGAGTTTCGCAATCAATGGTTGGTTATTGATGTAGATCAAGGGGTGCCGGTGTGAGCATTCGCGTTGAGGTCAAGGGGCTAAGAGCATTTGAGCAAGCGGCTGGTCAGTTGACCGCAGAAATGCGCAAGGGCGTTGACGATGCTGTTGCAGCTGGTGGCCTCATGATGCAGTCCGAAATCAAGCGCCGTATTCAGCAAGGCCCGGCGACTGGACGCGTCTATAAGCGGCGTGGCGTTGTTCACCAAGCATCTGCGCCGGGTGAGGCACCCATGAGCGATACTGGACGGCTGGCGAATAGCGTGATGTTCGACCGCAAGGGATTTGCGCGGGCGTCGGTGTTTAGCGGGCTGATGTATGCGGCCTATTTGGAATGGGGAACGTCTCGCATGCCGGAGGAGCGTCCGGTGTGGATGCCAGTTGCAAAGCAATACTGGCCTAAGATCAAGGGGCTAATAGAGGGCGCGCTAGAGAGGGCTATCAAATGAAGGCTGACGCACTGCAAAGCGCGATTTATAGCGCCCTAACCGGGAACGCTTCACTCATGGCGGCGATTGTCGCTGTTTATGACCATGTGCCACAGGCTGCGCAGAGTGAAGACGACAGCGCCTTTCCCTTTGTCGTGATCGGGCGCGATGTTCTATCCCCGATGGATACCAAGACAAGTAACGGCATTGACGCAGTATGTCAGGTTCATATCTGGACGCGGCATAAGGGCATGAAAGAGGCCAAGCAAATTCACGGGCTTGTATATGACGTTTTGCACTTGGGGGATTTGGCCATTTCCGGGGCGCATCACATTGCGTCACGGTTTATCGGTGACACGTTCTATGATGATCCTGATGGGGTTACACGCCACGCCGTTATGACCTTCGGAGTAACCTATGACGTTGACCTAGCATAAGACGCCGCAATGCGGTATATTTTCTCAAACGCCATTTCTAGGAGGTTTTCGACATGGCAGCTTTTGCAGGACGCGCTTTGCGCATCAAGATCAGCCTCGACGGCGGGTCTACATACACGGCAATCGTCGGCAGCACGTCCGACAACTTCACAATCACCAAGGCAGGCATTGTGATCACCGACAAAGATGATGCTGGCGTTCAGACATTCATTGACGACGCGGTTGGCGAGTGGGCCATGTCGGGGGGCTTTGAGGGCATCTGCAAAAATGATGACCTCCTGACGTTTATGGCAGATGTGGATCAATTCACCTATGATTGCCAAGTCGATGTGGGTGGCCTCGGGACGTTTGCAGGCAAGTTTGGGATTACGTCTTATGGCGTAACTGGTGCAGAAGGCACCGAACCGGGCACCGTATCCGGCGAACTCGCGTCGTCTGGCACCATCACCTACACCTAAGAGGGATAAATGAGCGTTTTCCGCGAAATCATCTTGAACTATGGCGATGATCAATATCGCCTTGTGCCTAGCAACCGCCTTCTGCGCCGCATTGATGGCGAGTTGCGCAAATCGAACACCACGCTCATCAATATGATGCAGGAGATTGGCGCGGGTAAGCCGTCCATTTCCGACGTGTCTTTTGTCGTGTGTGAGTTTCTGCGCGAGGGCGGGGCGGAGTTTGACGAAGATGACGTCTATGCATTCTTGATGGGCGACCTAGCCAATGGCGGCAAAGGGTTCGCTGCGGTTTGTGAGCAAATCATTGCCGCTATTAGCCCGCAGGATGTGCCGGAAAAAAAAGCCCAAGCCCCAAAGAAGAAGGGGCAGAAGAAAAAGGGCTAAATTGGACAGTAATGTTTCAGCTATCGGTTAGCTGGGGCATAGCGCCAAGCGAGTTTTGGGAAATGACCTTGCCGGAGTGGGTTGAAATATACAATCACTTCACGCGAGACCCGAAAGAGGAAGCGCGGAAAGAATGGGCCAAGCAAGCCGACCTGACAGATGATGAGTGGTGGGAATTGCACGGTCGGAAATAGGGGCAGAAAATGGCGCTACCACCCATTGAGATTGACATTAGGTCCGACACGAGCGGCGTTGTTGACGCGGAGCGCGGTTTCGACCGTGTAACCAAGTCGGCAAAGCGCATGGGCGCGGCGGTTCGGAATGTTGACGCACGATCAGCGGCGATGGGAAGGGGCATTCAAAACGCCGCGTTTCAGGTTGGTGACTTTGCGGTTCAGGTCGGGGCAGGAACAAGCGCAAGTCGCGCACTTGCCATGCAGCTTCCCCAGCTTCTCGGCGGGTTTGGCGTCCTTGGCGCGGTCATGGGCGCAACCGTCGCTATCGCCGTTCCTCTGGCCGGATCGCTTGCCAATATCACGTTTGTGAGTGAGGGCTTGGCGCAGGCGATGGACTTCCTAAACGCCAATCTTGAGCGCATCATTGCGATTGCTGCGACCGGGGCAACCCTGTTCGCGGGCAAGTTCGTTGCCGGGTTTGTTGCCGCGCGCATCGCAACTATGAGCCTTGCAGGGGCGATGACGTTCCTTCGTGGTGCGCTTATCCGCACTGGTATCGGCGCGCTTGTCGTGGCGGCTGGTGAGTTGGTGTATCAGTTCTCCCGCTTGGTGCGCGCTGCTGGTGGTTTCGGAAATGCGATAGGTCTTGTTTGGGATGTGGGCAAAGAGGCGTTTGAGCGTCTAAGCAAAAACGTCATGCTCCTTAAAACCAACTTCCAAATCGTCATCAACGAAATTCAATTCGCGTGGTCAACCGGGCTTGGCAAAATGCAAATTGCGTTTGGTCGGTTCCTTGACGGCATCGCGGAAAAGGCTCCTGCTTTCTTTGGGTTTGAGGGTGGCAACGAGGCTGCGGCGCAAGCGGCTATGGCTGAGACAATGGGCGCTCTAAATGATCAGCTTGAAGGCTTGATGGGGACCAAGGCCACGCTCGAAGAAGAGTTGGCAAAGCCATACGAAAGCATCACAAAAATCCGCGAATTGCTGGCCAATATGAAAGACGAGGGCTTGACGCTTGATGGCATCCTTGGGCTTGGCGGTGATGATGATGAGGACGGCAAGGGTAAACTTGATAAGAAGTTGGAAGGCCAATATGAGCGGATCAAAGAGCATCTTGACCGGGTGCGTGCTTTGACCGTTGGCACGTTGTCCGACAAGCTTGGCGCATGGGGTGACTACTTCAATAACCTTGTGACATTGACCGGCACAAGCAGCAAGAAAGTCATGGCGATTGCTAAGACGTTCACTGCGGCGCAGGCTTTGATCGACGCTTGGGGCGCGTATAACAAGGCGCTCAATTCGCCTGTGCCGATGGCACCTTGGACGCGGCTTGCGTTGGCTGCGCAGGTTCTTGCGGCTGGTTTGGGTGCGGTTAGCTCAATCAAGAGCGTCACATCGTCTGGCGGCGGCGGATCGGCTGGTGGCACTGCATCGGGTGGCGCGGCTGCATCCGCAGCCCCATCACCGATGCAGGTTAGCGTATCTGGTCTTGATGACGATGCTTTGTTCTCTGGTAAATTTGTTTCCGGTCTTCTGGACAAATTGCAGGATGAGGCTGGTGATAGGGGGATTGCGTTCGTATGACGATTGCGATTGATAGCACCGTTGCGGCGGCTCTTTCGTCGGCTGGCACGTCAAACAACCCACTCATCGCTTGGGACAATGCGGCGGATGATGGCACGCTAACCACGGCGACGGGAACAGAGGTTGAGGCGGCGGCGCTCGCCGGGACATCATCCACGTATGACCCTTGGATTGCAACGCCGGATACCGGCACGGCGATATTGCAGCTTGTGCTTTCGTCGCCGCAATCGCTCAACTTTGTAGCCATCGCCGCGCATAACCTTGGCGATATCGGCGCGGACGTTGAAATTCAGTATTCGGTCAATAGCGGTGGCACTTGGAATGATTGCGGATCGGGGTCGGTTAGCCCGTCAGACAATCAGGCTGTTGGTTTCTACTTCGATGCGACAATTGCGGATTATTGGCGTATCCGCGTGACCAATGCTGGGTCGAGTGATGTTGAAATCGGTGTTGCGCTGTTTTCAACGGCTATCACTATTGGTCAGCGTATCTATTCGGGATACACGCCACCAATCACGCAAACGAACGTTGAGATGGCGTCGAACATTACCGAGGGCGGTCACTTTGTGAATGTGGCGGCGGTGCGCGCCGGATCATCTGCGCAAGCAAGTCTATCGCACATTGATCCTGCGTTTTTGCGCGGTGCGACATGGAAGGCGTTTCAGCGCCACTTCAACAATGGCGGCGCGTTCTTTTGGGCGTGGCGTCCGACGAAATACGGCGATTTGTTCTATGCGTGGCGGTCTGGCAATACGATTGCGCCGACTAACATGGGCGTGAAAGACCTTATGTCATTTGATATGCAGATGAGGCTATACGATGACACGTGAGACGCTACAGATCGTTGAGGTTGATGTTCCATATTGCAACCTGACATATGGCACAAGCCCATGCCCTGCGGCACTTGGTGGCGACTACCCCCGCAAGTGCTACAATATGCGCAAGTCATGCCAGTCGCCAATTCATTTTGGCGCACCTGCGGAGCCGACTGGTGGGCCGGATCGGTCATATGACCAAGGCGACACGCTGACAAATGCTGATTTTGCCATAAACGCAGACTTTTTCTTTGCTGTTGATCTGTCTTTCCCGTCCGGTCCTTCCGGGTGCATAATGGAATTGGGCGCGTTCGTGACTGGCCTATACCTTGGCGTCACAAGCGGCAATCTCGTGTTTAGGGCGGGCGATGGTGGCACCGGTCATCCATCAAATTGCGCCAAAGTGTCCGTTGATGTCTCTGACTATGAGGGCAAGATTGGGACGCTTTATGGTGCTGTTGATGTGTCGGCAAATTCCGTTGCGCTTTATTGGCGTGAGGCGTTTGTAAATGAGGTTGTCACGCTTGGCACGAATGCGGCGGTTGGGGCATTTCCAAGTGGGGAATGGTCTGGTTCGCAAAACGGCGGTCTAGGCACTGTAGTCGTCACGACATGCACGGATGAAGATGCCACCGACTATAGCGGCACGATTTACGGCGCACGGGTGTTTGATAGCGCAATCTTTGAACCAGTCACGCCGGATAACATAAAGACGCTTAGGTATTCCAAGCAGCAAAACGGACTGCCGCGCTCAGAGCGTGTGTATCCATTGCTGCGGTCTGTTAGCACAAATCCGGCATGGGTGTCGCTTGGCGGCGCAGGGAATGAGACTGGTCCTCTAGGCAAGCGGGCACGAGTGGCAATAAAGCTGGGCGACGCGCAGGATAGCGATATTTGGCTTGATAAGTATCAAGCGGAGCGCAAAAGCGGCACCGCGCAAACCGACGAGGGCGGGTATGATCCTCTTAGCAGGGGCACGCATTGGGGCAAGATGCAGGCTAGGTGGCCCTATTATGTCGGGGCGGCTATTCGTGTTCTTGAGGGGGAAGTGGGGCAGTCCATTTCTGCCATGCGCGCTCGGCACTACGTTGTTGATGAAATATCCGGGCCGGGTGCTGGTGATAGCGTCACAATCACCGCTAAGGATATTCTTGACCTTGCCGACAATGACAAGGCGAAATGCCCGTCACCTAGCGGCGGATCACTGGAAACTGACATTGATGAAAGCGGATTGCCTTCCTTCGGTCTTTTGCCGGAGAATATTGGTGCGGAATACCCTTCAAGCGGAACGGCGCGGATCGGGTCTGAGATTGTCACCTACACGCGATCTGGTGATACAATCACGATTACGGCGCGGGCGCTTTGGGGTAGTGAAGCGTCATCACACGATGCTGGCGACACGTTCCAAGATTGCTTTGTCGTTGAGAATGAGCCTATTGCGGATGTGGCATATGATCTGTTGGCGAATTATGCGGGGATCAATACTGACTTTCTCCCCTTGACGGATTGGCAGACTGAGGCTGGTGTTTGGCTTTCCGGGTTTAATCTGACGACCGTCATTTCGGAGCCTACAGGCGTTTCAAAGCTGATGGGTGAGCTTGGCGACTTTGGCGTCATGTTCTATTGGGACGACGTTGAGCAAGAGATCGGTTTTCGCGCCAATCGCCCGCTTAATCAAGGTGAAGTCGCAGCATCGCTTAGTGATAACGCGACATTCTTGGAAAGATCATTGACCGTCGAGGATATGACGGACAAGCGCATATCAAGCATTATCTTTGAGCACGGCGTTATTAACTACGCGGAAAGCGTTAGTGATAGTGAGAATTATTCTCGGGCCTATGCCGTGTCTTCGGCTCTGCCTTATTCGGTGCAGCGGTATCACGTGATCCGGTCTCGATGGCTCGGTCTTGGCGGGGATGATACGATTGCGCAGCCCGTATCTCAGAGAATGTTAAGTCGATTTGCCACCACGCCAAAGCGGCTGAAATTTGATTGCGATGCAAAGGATGTGTCTAATCTGGCATTGGGCGCACCGATTACGGTTAGCACTCGCGTTTTGCAGGACGAGACCGGATTGGGTTCTGGCGTGCAGATGCAGGTTATGTCCATTGAGGAAAAGCAGGCCGGGCATCGCTTGGAAGTAAGGGCGCAAAGCTACTCATTCACGGGGCGCTATGGGTTCATCACAGAAAACACACGCACTGATTATGGCAGCGCAACTGCCGAAGAAAAGCTAAAAGGCACATATATCGTTGATGATACCCTGACGTTTTCCGATGGCTCATCTGCGTATATCATGTTTTAGGGGGTAAAAATGACCACTTACAGATCAATCGCTACAACCGAAACGGATGCCGATAGCCCGGTGACGGCAACCCTTATCGGCGCGCTTGCCAACAATCCAACGGCAATTGCAGAAGGCTCAACTGACGCGCCAATCAATCAAGCAAGCTGGCATCCATATGACGCGGCTAACGTAGGCGATGGTGCTGACGGGGTATTTTACGATCATTCTGTTGACGGCAGTGTTTCGTCGGTTGAAACGCCTGATTTTGAGGATGGCTATGAGTATCGCGTTGTTGCGTCAGACGTGTCGCACAATGGGGGCGCTACCGATCACGCGCCTGTATTGCAGATGTATTTAGCAACATCGGCAAGCTACTCGGATGCTGTTGAGGGCGAGGCGTGTCAATCAGCAAACACGGTTGATTTTGACGTTGTGGCACATGCCCCTCGGTTGATCGAAAATGTCCACTTGCTTAGCGGGCCTCAGCGGTATGACGCGGGCGCTGGCGGCGAATTTGCAATCCTGTCTGGCGGCGTGTATTCCGGCACGGCGCAGAAGATCGGCAAGGTGCGCGTTAGGATGCGCGAGCCGGGAACGACAAACTACGCGAACATAGACAGCGGCGTAATGCGCCTATACCGGCGCAGGATGATTGTGTGACGTGACTAAATGGCGGTCGCATGGTATGTTTAGACGACCACAAATGAATGGGGGCCGATATGGCGCAAAACACAACTATCTCACTCACCGCAGGCGCATGGACGCAGCTAACCGACGCGGACATTTCGAGCATCACGTTCCAAAACACTGGCGGCTATCACGTTTTGGTTAAGGGCACGGCAAGCGCAACAGCGCCAACCGATGCGCTCGGGGCAATCCGCTACAATCCGGGCCAAGGTGAGCGAAACGTATCGCTTTCCGATCTTTTCCCCGGCATTTCGGCGGCTCGCGTTTACGCATACAGCGACCAATCGGTTGACGTGATGGTGAGCCACGGGTGACGACATGAGGCAGATTGTTTCCCCTCTTGATGGGTTTGCGTCACCGTTTGGCGTTGCGTCAACCGGCCTCCGCTTCCTCTTTGCCAACGGCGAGGCGGGCGCGTGGTATGACCCGAGCGACCTCTCGACGCTGTTTCAGGACGCGGCGGGGGCGGTGCCTGTCACGGCGGATGGCGATCCTGTTGGGTTGATGCTGGACACGAGCGGCAACGGATACCACGCCTCTCAAGCGGTCTCTGCCTCGCGCCCGACCTACCGAACGGCTTTCGGTTATCACTGGCTTGAGTTCGACGGGGTGGATGACATTCTTGTCGTAGCGTCTGCCGCAAACCACACATTCGCGACTATGGTCGTCGGGTATGTGATGACAGCCGCAGCGCAAAACGGTCCGTATGTTTTTGGTCCTGGCATTACGACCACAGGGCAGTTTTCGCTTTACTCATCTTTTGGGCGCGCACGGTTTATCCGTCAACCGCAGACTGGAACGACAATAAGCGCGACGGGCGATCTAAACGACACTGCGCAAGTGTCATCCGCTCGCGTTGGTCCGGGAGTTGACGACTTCCTTGCACAGAGCAATCAATCCTCAATGGCATGGGCCGGGTCGGGCGCTCAGGAAATGGACCTGTCCTCCTACGGCATACGTATCGGTGGCCGCAATCCCGGCTCCGCCCATGCTGAAATGAACTTCTACGGCGGCGTCTATGTGCACCGCGCGATTAGTGATGATGAGCTGGCCCGAGCCGAGGCATTCATGGCCCGCAAGACGGGGGTTGCGCTGTGAAGAATATCACCGATTTCGGCGCTATTGGCGATGGCTCAACAGACAACCAAACTGCATTCGCAAACGCGGTTAACTTCTGTGTGGCGAATGGTGAAACGCTTTACATTCCGGCAGGTGATTTCTTTGTCGGCGGCGTTGTGTCACCGCCATCTGGGCCACTTCGAATTGCGGGGGAAGGTCGTGATGTCACTGCGGTATTCGGCGCGGGTGCGTCCGACTTCCTCTCATGTAATGGGCCAACGGATATTTCAGGCGTTACCGTTACCGGGTTCAAAGACGCCATGAATGTCGGAGCGGCTGGTGATATTTCGTTGACGGATAGCCGCGTGACGGACTGCGAATACCTCCTGACCGGCAGCGTTGACGCGGAAACCTTTACCATTTCAAGAAATATTCTTTCGGGGTTTTCCGGTGGCCTCATTCTCGAAAGCACCGCGTCGATCTCTGGCGCGTCCTATTTCAAGGACAACGTAGTCACTGACGTTGCGCGCTATGTGTATCGACTACAGCACGACGCTCCGTTGTTCTTTGCGGGCAATCACATCGACGGGGTGCACTGTGACGGTTACTCAGGCGTCTACGCGGTGGCGCGTGTCGTCATGCGCGGGTCGCGTGATACAAACCACATCACCGAAAACACGATTAAGAATGTCGTGGCCACAGACGCAGACAGCGTTTTGCTCTATTGGTCGGGTGGATCAGCGATTGTCACCGGAAACACCTTTGGAAAATTCGCGTCTGGTGACGATTGCTATCTTGTGAAAGAAAAATCAGCGGCATGTCGCGGGCTTGATTTAAGCCGCAACATTTTCCTCGGCGGTGATGAATCGGCGGAGTTTAATGCGGTCGTATATCTGTTGAGTGACACGGATGTCGCTGGTGCAGCCCGCCGCGTCTCCGGTAATGATTTTCAAAAACTAACCGGGCAGTGCGTTAGGTTGTTTGGGCAGAACGCATCGGCAATTCCGGGCCACACTATTGTCGAAAGCAACACCGTGATCGAAATGGACGGGCCTTGTTTCGTTGGGTCGGTCAATGGGTGCCGAGGCGTCACGGTCCGCAACAATCGGTGTTTCAAGCACACGAATAAGTCGCATATCGCGCTGACTGGATCACAGCGACAAAAGTCTATTTTCACGAACTATTCCGCTGCTGATTATGGCGTTGCGTCTGACGTGACTGTTGACGGTAACGAGTGGGTGTTTAGCACAGATGGCGAGGTGAGCGGTCCATACCCAACGGCTCCGATCTGCTATTCTGGCCTGTCTGCCGCACCACAAAATGCCGCCGATATTATCGCCAAAGACAACATCCTGACCGGGGCTGACGCGCTTGTTGCTTGCTCTGGTAGCGCGGGCAGTGCCGATGTGCTTGCCGCGCGTAACATTGCAAAGGGCGGGCTTGCGGTCGGATCAAAGAGCGGCACGACCACAGCGCAAGCACTTGTGACGCTGACCGAAAAGGATAACGAGGTCTAACCATGCACTCCGACGACTTCAAAGGCGATCCGTATTCAGCGGTCACAAACCAAACCGGGCATTTCGCAATCGGCCTTGGCTTTGTGGTCCTGACGGGGATCAGCGCGTGGTGGGCGGTCCTTGTGGCCGCTTTGCTCTATTGGGTGTTTGTCGAGGTCGCGGGGCAGGGTTTGGCGCTCTGGCGCGATAGCATCATGGACACGGCGCACGTTATGGCAGGGGCAGCATTTGGGGCTGTTACCGTGCCGTATGTGCCAGACTGGACGCCGCAAGGGGTGTATGCCGTATGGGCTGCGCTTCTGGCTTTTGAAGCGTGGGATAAGAGATAATGCACCAGCTTGAACGCATCATAGGGCCGCACAGTCTTGAGCGATATGCCCCTCTATTTCAGCTATTTCATGCGCTGCTTTTCGGGATCGGCGTTGTGTTCTGGATTGACACGATGGGCAACGGCAGCGCGTTCAATGCCGGGGCGTGGGGGCAGTTTGCCTATGCGTGGCCTGCGGCAGTGTGGGCGATGATCCTCATGGCGTCGTCAGCCGCTTGCTTGATCGGGCTTATTGATCCGATACACAGGCGATTGGTGGTCTTGGGTGGGGTGGTCCAGATCGCCAATTACATCGCCATTTCATACAGCGCATTTTATACGGGCGGCGATCCGGCGGTCGGCATTTATGCTGCGTCGTTTTTCCTGCCCATCAACCTCATTATGGTCGCGGGGGCTTTGTCGGAATGGAAAAAGTAATCCTAGAGGCATTGCCGCTTGTCGGTCCACCGGGGGCAATGGCGCTTGTCGTGATCTACTATTTCATGCGGCAGCAAAAAGCGGAAAGCAGGCCCGAGGCGCTTGACGATGTGCGGTCACAGATTAGCACGGTTCGCCATATCCTTGAGGAAAACCGCGCCACGATAAGACAGGTTCGTGACGATATTATCGTCATCAAAGACCGCACGGAAAGGGGCTGACGATGCATGACGAGGACTTGCGCACACGCCTTGCCGTTGCTGAGACAAAGCAGGCCGACATCGAGCGCCGGGTATCAAGCCTTGAGGGCAATCAAAAGTGGGTTGTTCTCGCCATTATTGGCGCGGTGGCAAAGGGCATCATGGATTTTGTGAAGTGGGGGGCTGGCCAGTGATGGACACAAAAATAGCCCTCATTGCATCCGCAAGCCTGATTACCATTTCCGCCGGAATTGAGGGCGTCGAAACGGCAAAGACGGTATTCAGCCCGCCAATCATTGACGCGGTAGCGATTGCGCCGGGCCAAGTGTCGGCTGGCGATGAGATTGTGATCGAGTGGGATATTATCAAGCGCACATCATGCCCCGGCTATTCTTCGCGTGTTTGGGAGGGGGCGAACGGCTTCCACTTGTCCGAGCCTGTGCAGGCCGCGTCAATCCCAGAGGGGCGCGGGGTTTATTCAATTCCTACGCTCATTCCGCATCTTGCCCCGGCTGGGGATCTGCGGCTGAGCATCAAGGGCCATTTCGACTGCGATGGGCGTGAGCCTGAATACTTCCGGCTTGGCCCTGTAACCATGACCATTGAAAGCAACTACACACAAACCGAGTGGGGGCCGTGATGCGACCGATTAGCGAAATCATCATTCATTGCAGCGCGACCCGTCCAGAGTGGCGGGCGGGAAGCAAAACAAGCGCCAAGGTTTCGGAGATCCGAAAGTGGCACAAGGGCCGGGGGTGGCGTGATATTGGCTATCACTACATCATTGACCGCGATGGCACGGTAGCGACCGGGCGTCCCGTTGAGCAGGTTGGCGCGCATGTGAAGGGCCATAACACCGGGACAATCGGAGTTTGCCTGATCGGCGGTCACGGATCTTCTGAGAATGACCTTTTCGCTGACAACTACACGCCCGAGCAAGAGGACGCTTTGCGCGGCCTTCTGACGGACCTTGGCGCGCGCTATGGCATCGACAAGGTGACAGGCCACAACCAATACGCAGCCAAGGCGTGTCCCGGCTTCAACGTCCCTCGGTGGCTTGCCCGCAAGCAGCCGCGCTCTACGCCCGCACAGTCCACCACATTGCAAGCGTCGGTGGTGCAGGGCGCTTCTGCCATTGGCGGGGCTGTAGGGGCGCTCAACGCGCTTGACGGGACTGCGCAGGTTGTGGCGCTGGCCGTGTGTGGCGTCGTGGCTCTTGCGGCCATGTGGATTTTCAAGGAACGCCTGCGCAAGTGGGGGGCGGGGATCAAATGACGTGGCTTTTCGCAATTCCCGGCAGGATCAAGATGTATGCGGCGATAATCGCATCGGCTATCGGCGCGGTTCTTGTGGCGTATTTTCGCGGCAAGTCGGAAGGCAAGAAAGGGGCGCAGTATGACGCACTCAAAGACACACAAGAGCGGATCGAGAATGGGCGCGATGCGGTTCGCGATGGCCGCGCTTCTGGTGACACTCCCGCTGACCGCCTGCGCTCCAATGACGGTCGGTGGTAGGCCCGGCTGCATCGCTTACGCAGAGGCGCGGCTTGATATGCCAGACGCTGCGACCGTTCCCGGTGGGCCTTGGGGCAACTGGATTGCCGACACAGACGACCGCATGACCGGGACGTGTCGCCCGTAAGAGGCACGGCGGCGCGTTAGTCCGTCATTTTGAAGGAGGCCTCTGCGAAACAGCGTATTCTCTGAGGCACTGCCCCTGTCTCGCCCCCGTCCTTTATTGGGCGGGGGTTTTCTCACGTCTGGTGGTGTGGTAGTTTCTCGGGGAGCGCGGTGTATTGGGCTTGGCCCGCGAGTTCGCCTGTGCGGACCGCCGCGCTCAAACCGCTCTTTTGCGGTGTGGTCCCGTTGAGGCATCGCCTAGCTGTCTCGGTCGGAATGCTAGGAAAACCGACCTGCCACACCTCATGAGCGCGGCGTCATACTGAAACCGCTTCTGGGTTGGGAATTTCCCAGTCGAGCGCACCGCATGACGATGACGAAGATTGCGCAATCGTTCCGCGCTCAACTATCAAGAATTGCTTGACAGTTCACCACATGGCGACGGGGGCGCGACCGTTCAACGCGCAACTATCCCCGCGCCTCCTTTGCTTCCTCGTATGCGGCGTTGAGTTGCTCTTGCACGCAAGCATTCGGAGCATAGAACCATGCGTTGTTCGGTGGTTTCAGTGGGTCAACGCCGTTCATCTGGCATCTCCGCACATATCCCGCCCATGTCAGCGGGAAGCGCGTAACGTCGCCGCTAAATCCTGCGGCGCGCACTTCATCTTTTGTTGGTGCTGGCCAGTCTGGCGTCCATGCGGTCATCCTTCTGCCTCCTTCATCCCGAGCGCCTCACGCGCCCCGGCCAGTGCCTTCTTGATCGCGATAACATCGGAGCGGATCGTGCGTTCGTTGTCGGTCATCCGTCCTTCCCCTCTTCCAGTGATGCCATCGCCCAACGAATTGCGGCGTCATATCCCATGTTCCACCACTCCGCTTGTTCTTTCGGGGTATCGGCGTTGATGTCTGCCATGACCTCCGGCGGGATACTGTCGGAAGTCACTTGATCCGCGACTATGCGAAGCCCGACCCTCAGCCTCTTGACCTCTGCGGCAAGGGCATCTCGCTCGGCGGTGAGGGCGCGTAGGGTGCCAGCGACAGGTTGCTCGGCTCTCTTACCAATAGCGCAGGCGCATGTCATCGCTATGTGCTTCGCCAGCCGATCAACCGCTTCCGTTGTCGTGTCAGTCATCGTCTTTGTCCTTAATATTGACCGGGTTGATGAACAGAACGGTGCCACCACCAAGTGGTAAAAAGCTGGTATCCAGAAAAAGTGCGCCGGGAACCTTTTGCTGGCCTAGGTCGTCGCACATAGCACGCATGTCGTCGGTTCGCGGTTCTGCCGAAGGCTTTGCGTCTACGAAAACAGGGGCGTGTTTCGACACCTGAACTCTCGGCGGCGGTGGCCCTAATTTGGCCTGTATCCGCTTCATGTCGGCAAGCAAGTCCTCTGCCGATATGGTGGTGGTTTCTTCGGTGTTCGCTGTGGACGACTGCAAGCCGAATGCCTTGCGAAATTCTGCGTCAATGTCGATCATCACACCCCCTCCTTCTCGATCAGGGCCAGCGCCTCAAGAAGTGCCAAGCGCAGCATGTCTGCATCTTCCGTGTCGTGGATAATTTTCAAAAGTCCGTGTGCAACGTCTTCCCGCGCCTCCCGCTTGATCCGCTCTTCACGGGCTGCGAGGTATTCGCGGCTGGCGTCGGTGTGGAGGTTCTTGATGACGCGCGCGTCTGCCATGAGAAGGTTTGCTGATGCATTCAGCCGAAACACCTCCTTCAGGTTTTCTTGATGCGCTTCGTCGGTGAGTGGCGGGTCGCTTTCAGGCGATACTGACCTTTGTGCTTCTGCAGCTTCTCTGGTCATCTTCGCTCGTTCTTCCAGCCATCGCGCAGCCGCCTCTACCGCCGCAGCATGTGCCTCGGCCCGGACCTCGGACGCGGGGCGGGTGGTGATGGTGGAGAGGATGCGTTGCTCGTAATCGGCTTGGGCGGCTGCTTTCAATGGTTCAGAACCACCTGCACTTGTGGGTGCTTCGATTCTTTCATGTCTGCCAAACCTGCCCATAAAGCAGACCACATATCCAGAGCCGTCAAGCCATTCAGTGACCTGATACCGTCCGCATGTGCTGTTGGTAATGAACCGGATCGGCCTTTCTTTTTGGATACGCTTGCCCCACTCAAGCGCCGTCACCTCGACGCACTGCTCGGCTTGCAGGGCTTCGATGGCGTCACTAGCCTCTCTGATACCATTAACTAGCGTGAGGTCGGAATTGTCCTCCTTGGCAGGTATCGTGATTTCAGGCTTCGGTGTGTCCTTGTTGTTGAAAAAGTCGTTTATAAAGGCATGGGCGGCATCTTGCACTGGCCCACGCAACCGCTCCACCAGATCATCAGTCATCTTTGCTCTCCTTGATTGCGGTGAGGGCGGACGGGTCTGGTAGAGGCCTCCAGTGAGACGCGTTAACCGGTATATTTTTGGCCTCGTGGAAAAGAACCATATATGGCCCATCGCCATCATCGCCGTCCTCCCAAACGCACACAGAAATCGTGTAGTGATCGTCTGAAATGCGCTCAAACGCGAGAAATCCAACCCCATCCTTCGGCGCGGTCTCAATCGGTTGCCACTCCGCCGCCATTGCGGGCGTGATCTCGTCGCGGGGGATCAGGTCGCCGGAGCGGTAGGCGTTGCCAAGTTCAGCAAGAAAGTGCGCGGTATATCCCTTTCTGTCCTGATCTCCCCAAGACGATGGAATGTTTCGGTTCACAATTTCAGCATCACCCCAGCCCATCGGCGGCACCGTGTCTGATGCATAATGACCCGGCCATTTCCCAAGTTCGAGATACGTTGTCCCGCTTTGGTAGCTTCTAACACTATATGGTCCCGGGTTTGCGCCCTCGCTCAACCGATCCAGCCGTTCTTTCAGCGTCTCACCCATCGTTCTTCTCCTGTGCTGCGCGGAAGGCGGCGAGGGCCTCTACCGATGGCGTGATAACCTCCACCCACCAGTACGCTTCACCTTCGGCCTCCGCGGCGCCTGAAAATGGATCGTGGTTTACGTCTCCGGTGTGTGGGTCGCAAACGACATCGCCGCCGACCATGACGACACAGTGGTTGACGCCACGTAGACCCATACCTGTAACTATGAGCGGAACGGACGGGTTGAACTTAGCCATCCACTCTTGGAATGCGCTCCATGCAAGCTCGCCGTTATAGACGCTTTTCGATATGGTTAGGCCCAACGGACGGAGGAAAGAGCGCATGGCGTCGATACCGTCTAGGTCATCGTGGTTATCCCACCCCTTTTCACAGACGTGCGGAACATCTTCCGCATCGAAACCAAGAACCACGGCGACTGCGGTTCGATAACAGTCGCCAAATTTCCCGTTTTGCGGATCGTGAATCACTCGCTGTTTTTGAGGCTTGATCTGTTCCAGTAGTGTGTCGGTCATTGGTCTTGCTCCTTGGTGGTCAGATGCAAAACCCAAAAGCCAATGAGGTAGGTCACGATCCAAATAACCGCTACATGCTCTCGCCCCAGCGGAACTACGTTCGACAAAAGGGCGGAGGGCAGAAAGCTCACTCCGGCCCCGGCAAATCCCCATCCAGCAAATACTGTATCTCTTTCTGTCATCGTCTCATTCCTTCTCCTAATGACCCCGCCCGGAAACACGCCGGGACCGGGCGGGGGTGGCGATTATTCGACCCGAGAATAGCCATCTTCAAATGCGTCTGCGGGAGACCACGACTCGTAGCCGTCCTTGTAGACCACATAGTATCCGCCGACCTTTGGGTTGTGTTTCCGCACATACTCAGACGGCAATTTTATTGGTCCGTAATCCTTATTTTCCGGGATCATCATCAAAGACCCATCACTTTCTTGGCCTTGGTTTCCAGTGTGTCTGAGGTCGGCAATCTTCAACGCCCAAACCTGCTTGTGGCTTTGGTAAAGAGGCATTTCTTTCATAGCGTCAGTTGTCATTTTCATTCTCCTTAATAAGCCCGAAATGGGCGGGGGTGGCGCGGGATTGCGCCGGGTGTGGGTTAGGTGGTGGGGTCGAACTCGCGAAGCTGATCTGCCAGAGCGCGAGTTTCAGCCTCAGCAAATGGCCTGTCCCGCCATATCTCACCGGGCATAACTCGCTCCGGCGAGAGAGCATCACCGAAATGAGCACAGTCAAAACCAAAGACCCACTGTTCGCCTTCCGGTTCGGCGTATGTGATGCCGCCATGCACATCGACTGCCAAAACGATTTCGCAGGTATCTTCGGTTGGCTCGTCAGCGCAGAGAAGATTCAAGACGCCGATCTTATCAATGTTGGTTTCACGGCTGATTACTTCCTTGGGAACGGAAACCTTGTCGCTGTAGTCCTTGCCAAACCATGGGTGACTTTTGGGGATCGCAACGTATCCGCAATGGTGGCCCATATCTCTGCGAATAACGTGGCAATTATAGCCAGCGTGTAAAAATTCAAACCTATTTTCCATCTGTCTTTCTCCTTTGCTTGTGAGAGGTGCCGCGTGGCTGGGGTCCATGTGGCGCACGTTGCCCAGCCTGTAGCGCGTTGCCCGACCATCAAAACCGCCAGTGATCCTCTAAGTTGGGCTGGTTAGATGGGGTGGTGCGGCACCTCACAGAAGCGGCAAATGCAGCATCAAATACAGTGTCGCAAAGATAGACACGACGCCGATGAAGTCTCCGATAAGCTCACGCATGTTCTTTCTCCTTGTTTTCCTCGGTGGCCTCGTCAATCGCGCGGTAGTAGTCGGCGCGTAGACGCTGGCAAAGTTGAAAGTCATAGCCCCGGTCGCGGTTTTCTTCCCACTGCCAAGCGGCATAGGCCGCGTCGATCTTGCGGCGCTGCTCTTCGGTGAAGTTGTCTGTGACGGTCATGCTTGTTTCTCCTCTTGTTCTGCAATCAACCTACGACTTGCCATTTGCGCGCTCAAGCATGACGTTGCGTCAACTTTGTTCGTTTTCTTGCAACCAAGCCTCAAACGCAGACCACGCGCCCTCCCAGCCCAAAGCAACGCAGGCAAACGCGCCAGCCGCCTGCGCAGCTTCAAGGTATTCAATCTGACCATCTTGCCATTTGCTTTTCGTATGGTCTCGTCGCTTCATCTCACAAACAAAAGACCGCGCCGCAGGAATAATCACGTCCGACGCTCCCGGCGTCATGCCTTCGGCCTTTTGCTTAATCACGCCGCGAAACTGCCCCCCCATGAGCTGCTGTTCGTTGCGTGGATGCAGCGCCAGCTTGCCCCATGTGTCGGGATATTCACGACGCAGCTTGGCAAAAAACGTCACCTGTTCGGCGCTTTCCTTCGGGCACGTGCCGCGAAACGTGGTGTCACCATAAATCGGGAATGGTAGGTTTTTTAGGTTCATTGTGCTGCTACCTTATATGCGGGTTGTTCCGGCTCTACATCTGCGGGATGATTAAGCCCAAGCAAGCGATAGAACCCGCTTTCAGGGTCTTTGCGATAGGTGACTGTGCGAGGCTGGCCATCCTGCGTTGCAGACGCAAACCGCGCCCATTCATCGCGCTGTTTCCAGCCCTTGCTTTCTGGCGTAAACCATATCGAAAACGACCGCCAAGGCGTCACAAAGTCAGCGCGCACCGTGCGATTACCAGCTTGGGAAATGCCTTCTCGCAGGTCCATGCTCAGAACATTATCCGTCTGCGCTTGCGTCGGATCGCGCTTGATCCGCTTAAATTCTGCGGCCAGCTTCTCATTCGGGTCAACAATCTCCGCCTTGCACTTGATGCAATACCGTGCCGCAATGTCATTCGGCTCTTGGCACTCCGGGCATTCTTTCGATGTCCAACGGTAGGTGCATCGCTCATACGTCCCGCCCGGTCCGGTCTTGTGCATACCAAAGCAACGCCGCCCATAATGGGCAGGAAGCGGCCCGTATTCCGTTTCAACGCGGTTGCCTTCAAGATCAACGCAATATCCGTTTTCATCGGCTGGCAGGTCAACGTAATCAGGGTTTGCCGCAAACGTGTTTTCATAGTCGCAATCCGGGCAGATCGCGCTGATCCCGTCGCCCTTTTCTTTGGCGCGCTTGGCTTTGATCTGCGGGTCAAACAAATCGCCATCGGGAAAGTGATCGTCAATGTTCGTAGTGTAATCCAGCACAAGGCAATTCTCTTTGCCTTCATCCAGACGCAACCCGCGCCCGATGATCTGCGCCCACAGTCCCGCGCTTTCCGTTTTGCGCAGGACTGCGATGCAATCCACATGAGGCGCATCGAAGCCCGTGGTTAGCACCGCGACGTTCACAAGATACTTAATCTCGCGCGCCTTAAACCGTTTAAGGATGCGGTCGCGTTCTCGCTTGGGCGTTGTCCCGGTGACAATGGCAGACAATTCAGGCGGCAGGCTTTCCATGACCTCTTGCGCGTGTTGGATTGTCGCGGCGAAAAACATCACGCCTTGCCGATTGCGGCATTGTTCAATAACGTCCGCCACGATCTGCGCCGTTAGCCTGCCCTTGCCGTGATATGCCCGATCAACGTCCGCCTTGTCGAATTGCCCTCGGCTGTTCACTTGCATTCCGCCAGTGTCATATCCCTCCGAGCCGGGGGAACCGACAAGGGGCGGTGTGAGAAACCCCATGCCGATCAATTCCGGCGCGGTAATCCGGTCAACCAGTTTGACAAAATACGGATCGCGCGTTGTGTAATCGTCATTCACGCGGCCATCAGGCCACATGCGAAAGATATACCCCTCATTCATGCGGTATGGCGTGGCCGTGGTGCCAATCACGCGCAGGTTTGGATTGCCGTCGCGCATGGCCTCAATGATGCTTTTGAGCGTTGGTGTCAGCCCGTGCGCCTCGTCAATAATGACGGCAGAATACCCATCTTTGAAGCGGCTGATCCTGTTCTTGACCGTCAGCGGCGAGCCGAAAACAACATTGTGCCTTAATTCTTTTCCGCCTGCGCTGGCTGAAAACATGCTGGCCTTATTCCCGGTCGCTAGGAATTTCTCGCGGTTTTGCACGACGAGTTCGGCGCTGGGCGCAAGGCACAAGACACGCTTGCCTGTGTGCTGGTGAATGGTATCTGCAAGCGCGGCGATGATGTGCGACTTGCCCGCGCCAGTCGCGGCTTCGATTAGGCACGGGTCAATGCTGCTTTTGATATGGCCCCAAGCGGCGGCGTGCGCTTTCTGTTGATATGGACGCAGGGTCATGCGAACAAATCCGCTTGCGCTTGATTTTCAGCTTCCCGTTTCATCTCGAACTCCATTTGTTTCATCTTTGCTAGATTGACGATGTGGATCGCCCTGACCTCATGCACCTGTTGAAGCCGCGCAAATACCTTTGCCGTGCGATCACCTATCTCAGCGCATTGCTCCGGTGTTGAGGCGGCGCGCAATTCCTCAATTATTTTGTTCGCCGCCTCGTTTGCTTTGGCTTCTTGATCTGGGGTCATTTATTCAAGCGACAACAGGTCGCCAAGACCGTCCTTTTCGTAGTCCGCTTTTGCACAGGCGATATTCTTAACGGCCTGATTGAAGTAGCTGGTTTTGAGTTCGACACCGACGCCACGCCGCCCCAAATATACGGGGCTGTAAACCTCGGAACCTACCCCCATGAAAGGCGTTAGAACGGTTTCGCCGGTGTTTGTGTAAAGCTCAACGCAGCGATGAATGATGTCCAGCATGAGCGGGTGGACGTGTTTCACGTCATCAGGTTCACGCGCCTCGCCATCATCTACAACAGCCCGAGCGGTAAGCCCGCATCCTGTTTTTTGCTTGTTGCTTGCGCGAATATCCATCCACGCGCTCGAAGCGTAACGACGCCAGACAAAATGCGAAAACTTGTTTTCCTTTTGATCCCCATCAAAACCGCGAAACTGACGAACCTCATCCGGCATGATTTCAGCCCCGAAATACCGTGTAAAGCCGCGCTCATGCGTTACAGGCGTTCGGTTTTCGCCACGCTTGCGAAAGAACAAAACGTAATCGGCATTGGCGATGCTGGACTTGGCGCTATCCTCGCATATCGTCTGATGTGCCAGCCCTCGGACCATTGTGCGCAATCGAACGGCAAGAGGCTCGTTCCATTTCAAGCGGCGGCCCATGAATTGAAACCCGGCTTCCTCGTGTATGCGGATGATGTTGCCGGGTAGGTCGTGAACCGTGCCAATGGCATCTTCGCCAATATCCATGCAGTGAACGGCGTTGATCCGACCGGGCTTTGTCACGCGGTAAAGCTGGTTCACTAGGAAAGCGTATTGACTATAGAACTCCTCGTAATTGTAGCAGTTCGACATATCCCTTTCATCGCCGGAATATTGAAACAGGCCAGCAAACGGAGGGCTGTATACCGCCATGTCAATGCTGTCGCTCTTCATTTCTGAAACAACCTCCATGCAATCGCCATTGTAGATTGCATAGTCGTCTGTGATCACTTGGTTTGATACGCTCATAGTTCTTTCCTCTTTTGATTTGTATGGCCCCGTGAATACGCCATCTTTCAACACGTCTTGCGGATCTCGGTCTATCAACCAAGGTCCAATCGGCTCGTATGTATTGTCATTTTTGCGCCATTTGGTCAGCGTTTTTCGCTCAATGTAAAACATTTTCACATCCAATCAGGGAATTTTGGGGCATCGCCTCCGCCAAAAATCTTTTTGTGCTTCTGGGCCGCGACCATGTGTTCCATCATCGCATGAAACATTTTATCAGCCGCTTCGGCTTTTCGCCTGCGTGATTTTGCCACATTGCTCAAGCTAGTCGTGCCGATCTGGTGAACAGTAACAGGCCGTTTTTGACCGAACCGCCAAAACCTGCGAACAGCTTGGTAATACTGTTCGTAGCTATAATCATCAAAGTATGTGCAGGCATTGCAGTGTTGCCAGTTGACGCCAAGCGCCGCAATTTTCGGCTTGGTTACGAGATACTTGATCTCACCATCCTTGAAGGCGCGGAACTTTTCTTCCTTCGCCTCATCCTTGTCACTACCTTGAAGGTTTACAGCCCCCGGCACGATTTCTGCCAGCATGTCTGCCTCAGCATTGAACTGACACCACATGACGCCGTTGTCATGATCTTGGATCAATTCACCCGCAAGTTCGCACCGCTCTTTGATTGTTGCCTTCTTTTCCTCGCGCTCCATTGGAAGACCCTTCACGGGCATTGCAAACAACTGGCCGTCTAGCGGCTTGCTTTGAATTTCGTGGTGAATTTCGCGCAACTCAGGCAAATCCCAACCCGCATCGTCAAAGCCTAGATCCGATGGCTTTCGAATAGCCCGCGCCCATGATGCAACCCACCGCCAAAAGTGCGGTTCAGCATGACCCTTAAATCGCCAGTTTTGACCAATGTGCGCCGGGTGCAATGTGTCGTCGTTGCTTTTGAAGAACGTAGAAAGCATGTCCATATAGGCCATATCACCCAATGCCTCGGCGGATGTTCCGAGTTCGGTGTAGTCATTTGGGCTTGGGGTTGCCGTATACATCGCGCGATATTTAACCTTGCGCATCGCCTTGGTGATTGCCGATCTGATCTTCCCGTCGAAGTTTTTTAGGATGCTGCTTTCATCACATACAATCCCAGAAAAGTCCGAAAGATCGAAATGATGCAGCCGCTCGTAGTTGGTGGTAATGATGCCCTTACCGATAGGCCACGTTCCGTCCGTGCTACGGTATGCCTCAATTCCGAATTTCTCTGCTTCCTCGACTGTCTGTGACGACACAGAAAGAGGGGCAAGTATCAAAACAGGCTTGTTTGTTTTGCGATGGACGTTCTCGGCCCACACAAGTTGCATCAGCGTCTTTCCAAGTCCGCAATCTGCAAATGTAGCAGCCCGCCCCTTTGCCAGCGCCCACTCGATAAGCTGGTTTTGAAAGTCGTAGCAATTGTCGTTCTGATAAACAGGATCAAACCCAAACTCTCCCGCTAGGTGCGTCTTTCCCTCAACAAACGACTTATATTCTTCAAGGCTCATCTTTCATCCTCTCCAATAAATCCCCGCGCGCCTTTCGTGTCTTTGGTTTCCGGCGCGCGGGGTAGCTGCTTTCATGGCCTTCCGAGTTTTCCCGGCAACGTCAAAATGCGTTGATACGGAAAGCCAATTCAGCCTGCGTCCTCACATCATGCACTTATCGCGCATGTCATTAAATGGTGACGTCGCGTCAATTCACCTGCCAGCTTTCACTAGGATTGCCACGATACGGCTCCAAGTCCGCATCCGGCGCAATCGCCTTGATCGCCTTGGCATAGCTGACAGCACCAGCGCGCTTCACCAAAGTGAGATTGCGCCCGGCAACCTTGGCATCCTTACCGCCGGACATTTCAACCAAGCGCGTGATGATGTCTTTCTTGCGCGCCGTGGCGTTGTCGATTGCGTCACTCAATTCATCGTATTCCGCAATCAGCTTTTCAGCCTCTGGCGTATCAATGACCTTGCGCACCTCGCCGTCATAGTCTTTTGGGTCAGCGGCTTGCGCGTCCTGCCAGATCGCCAAAAGCGTCGGCAGGTTTTCATTGACCCACGCGCCGTCATATTTGACCGTTTCCAGTTTGTTTCCGTGCGGTGCCCATTGCCAGAAATGGCACCATTCACGGCCCGTCACGAAAAGCTGAATTTGCACCTGCGCATAGTAATGCGGCTGATCCTCAATGCTGGCAAATTCAGGCACTTCATCCTTGCGCTTGCCAAAAGGGCACTTGATCTCAATCAAGCCATCATCGCGGATATAACCGTATGGGATTGCGCCAAGCCAATTATCCCAAGTGACAAACCCGGCATCCTCGACCGTGTTTCCTGTCTCCATTTCATAAACGGATCGCGCCAGTCCCTCGTTGGCATTGCCGTATTCCGTGGCGATGTTGCCCTCAAACTCGCTTGGCAACCCGTGGCAGGACCGCACCAAAGCGCGGAATGCGGCGTCTTTGCTCATGTAAGGGGCGCAATCTAGCAGGCCACCTACAAGGCTGGCGGTAACGCGGCCCTTCCGAGCCGCGAACCATTCTGGAGTGCGTTGTTCCATCACACGCGCCATTCCGGTGCGAAGGGAATGTCGTCGCCACCAAGATCAAACCCGCCGCCGCTCGGCTGGCCTCCTGCGCCTGCGCCAGCACCGCCGCCGGACGGCTTGGGCTTGTCCTCGCCAATGTGCAGTTCCGAACCTTTCGGCTTCACGGCGCTAATCCAGTTGCCGCGAATAAACTCGCCATACCGCTCACGATCCGGCATTTCCCAGACCATCGCCTTGATGACCATCTGCGCGCCCTGAAGCGCAAGCGCAAGGCTATCATCGGTCGGCGCGTCGGTTGACTGCATCAAGCGGCCTTTGGCGTTGGCGTCAATCGTGGCCAGCATCTTGCGGGCCTTGTCGCGCTTTGCCTTCGCTTTGTCCTCGCTCTTTGCATTCGGATCAAGGTGCGCAACCCACAGCTTTTGAAAAATCACGCGGTTCTTGTATTGCGCAGGCTCCTGCACCTGCCACTGGATCGAGATGTATTTTTCCTCGGCGTCCTTGGCGCTGTCCCACTTGGCCTCTTTGATCTCGGCCAGCACGTCCGAGTTGTTCGGCAGCGGGTCCATATTGCCGCCGGGAACCTCATATTCCTTTTCGACGTTCTGATTGGCCTGCTGGCCGTCGCTCAAATCCCAGAAACTCATTTCGCTTATCCTTTCACAAATTCTGCAAGCGGGTTTTCACCCAGTTTCACGGCAACAGGTTCTGTGATGCCGTATGGGTTTTTCGATACGTTCGACGCGGTGACGTGCATGACCAATTCACGCTCATTGCTGCTGACAGCTTTCTTGCGTTCGCCTTCGTCGCCCTTGAGCGCCATGACCTGACGCAGAAAACCAACCGCGTCCACATCGTCCAGATACGGCGGCAGGCTCTTGTCATGCGTGATGCGCAGACTGTAGCGGCTGAAGTCGTCTTGATCCGGCAAGCGCATTGTGCCGACTTCGGTATGGGCCAAGAAAACGACATTCATGCCGCGCTTGATCCGCATCATTTCGGCGGCATTGCGCACCTGCTGGTGACGCGCTGCCAGCGCCGAAAACCCGGCACCATAACCACCGAGGGCTTGGTTCAAAGAGCGTGCTTTGCCATCCTGTTTCAAGATCGACTGCACGAACATCCGGTCGGCGGCAGATACGGTATCAATCACGGCTGTCTTGTAGTCGTGTTCGTCATGCACGAGCGCCTTGAGTTGTTCCCATAGCTGTTCTTCGGTGCGCACAACGGGCAGCGCAGCCGGGCGAAACTCCGCCGGAATGCGCGCCACGCCATCTTCGGCGCGAATAAAGATTGGCTTTGGGAATGTTGCGGCAAGGCTGGATTTACCCAAGCCTGCATCACCGCAAATGGTGATGATCTGCGCACCCAAATCAGGCACAGATGCTTGTTCGAGAATAGACATAACGTCTCCTATGTTGTGACCCATTGGGCCTTGCGTGGCGGCGACACGCTCCAAACACCGCAAAGGCAAAAGCCGTGGGTTGACACTAAGCACCCGCGGGGATACCGTCAAGCCACAATTTAGCACCACGAGGAAAAACAATGGATACCAAAGTTGAAACCAAGCGCACCCCGGTCCCTCTTACGGATGATGACCGCAAAGAAATTGAGGCGGCAATGAAGCGGCACGGCATTTCAACGATGGGCGATTTTCTGCGCTTCGCCGCTCTTTATGTTGCGCGCCGTGGGGTGGCGTAATGACTGACGACGAAATTGAAAGCAAACAAGCACTTTTGGAGCAATACGAGCGCGACCTTCGCCTTGCCTTCTGGATTGTCGCGCCGTGTGTGGCCGTGGCGGTCTGCATCATCATTATTGCGGGGTGGCCGTTGTGACCAACAACGAACGCGCCGAACACCTTTGGAGGGCGTTGTCGGCCTGCGCTGGGCTGGATCGCGAGATAACGATTGCGACCGTCACGCATTGGCTGGAATATCACGGGGCCGGATCGCCAGACGTGCCGCTCATGCAAGAGCGCATTCGCGACGATGCAAAGCTATGGGCCACATCTGCCACGCAAGCGGAGCTTGAGGCATATGTTGCGGCGGCTGTTATGGAAATGGAACGCAGCCCGGTCACAACGCGCGCGGCAAAGCGTCTAACGGCATTGGGATACAAAACAATGTCGCCCGAGGACCGCGTAAAATTTCAGGATTGGATAGGTGGGGAATGACCACAGAAAACGTATGGAACCTGAGCGACTATTACACGGGCAAGTCATATGACGAGCAAGCCGCCGAGAAAGAGCAGGAGCGCAAGGAAACGCTGGCAAAGATGACGCCAGATGATTTTGCCGATTTCGAGGAGGGGGCGGCAATGGCCGTGCCGACGCATGATGATTTTGATGCAGAGCGCGTTGAGGATGACGGTTTTGCTTTGCCGCTGGATGTGTCTGACATTGATCTCACGCGCCCGCCGGGGTTCGTGGGGCAAGTGACGGATTGGATTGACGGGCAATGCCGCTATCCTCGCCGCAGGCTATGCGTGGCGGCGGCGATGACTGCTATCGGCAATATCGGCGGAATGTCTCATTATGACGTGCGGGACGGTGTGAGCGCGAATATCCTTTCATTCTGCGTGGCGGCATCCAGCACGGGCAAAGAGGCCGTGATGCAGGCTTTCAACGAGCTGCATATTTCCGCCGGGGTGCAAGGCGCGCTGCAAGGCACGATTAAATCCGAGCAGGAGATCATTCGGAACCTGATCGAGCATCAGGCGTCTTTCTACAGCATCGACGAGATCGGCATTTTTCTAGGCAAGGTGCGCAGTGCGCAAAAGCGAGGCGGCGCGACCTACCTTGAGGGCGTTTTCGGCACCATCATGTCAGCTTACTCAAAAGCCAACAGCCGCATGATTTTGGGCGGTGACGTGAGCCGGGAGTTGCGTAAGCAATTTGCCGCGCAATTGTCGCGGGCTTTGGATAATGACGACGAGCAAGGGGAGGAGCGGGCAAACCGAATGCTGGCGATGATTGATAACGGTTTGGAGCGTCCGTTTATGAGCATCATCGGGTTTACGACGCCAAGCACCTTTGACGGCATGATGGACGGTGAGACCGCCACGCAGGGCTTTGTGGGCCGCGCCTTGATCGTCTCCGAGCGTGACATAAACCCGCGTCCTCGCAAGGGCTTTAAAAAGCCTGACATGCCCATAATGATGGGCGGCAAGTTGGGGCTGATTTACAACGGCTCGGAGGATCGGGTTGAGTATTCCGGCGCGCGCAAGGATGTTTTGACCGAGCCTGACGCGGATGCCGCGCTTGACGCTATTGCTGATTGGCTGATCGACTACGCCGACCACATGGGCGAAAAGACGGGAGAGGCCAGCGTTGCCATGATCCGCCGAGCCTATGAGTTGATTGCCAAGGTCAGCTTTGTTCTGGCCATTCCAAGCGGAACCAGAACGCTGGATCATGTGCGCTGGGCCTTTGCCTATGTGAAGGATGAAATTGACTTCAAGGTGCAGCTTGTCTTTGCCAACGACAACGCCAAGGCCAAGCCGGAGGACGCGATTGCCGCGCGGCTCCTGAACCTCATTGACGCGGAGAACGGCTTGACCACGGCAATGCTATCCAGCCGACTTCATGTGCCAAAAGAGGTCATTGAGACGACCTGTCGGCACCTTGAGGCGTCGGGGCAAGTGCAGTTGAAAGAAGGCCGCAAATATCGCGGAAAGGTTGTTTTGAAGTGGTTTCGGCTGGAATAGGGCTTCATCTCAACATATCTTGAAAAGATAAGAAAACATGCAAGCCTTTGGTTTTGCATGTTTTTTTTGATATCTTACATGTTTGCATCTTAGCACTATAGATACACATAAAAGAGACCCATAGAGACCCATATCATCTATATCATATCACTACCCTAAGAAGCTGTTTTTACCTACCTGAAAAGTAGTGTCTGATAAGATGATAAGATATATATGATATAAATATATCCATATATTTCAAAGGCTTAGTATCCCAGCGGTATCTTAGCGGGGTGCTTTTTGGCGCTAAGATGTGTTTTGCGTTTTTCTTGGGAGTTGACGCAACGTCATGCTTGGTTGCCTCGTTTCTTAGCGGTATGGTCGAGGCAACGGAAATAAGAAAGAAAACCAATGACCACACAACACCTAAGCACCGAAAAAAACGCAGCCATCGGGCAGCTATGCCAGATGAAACCAGGAGAACAAATCATCTATAGCGTCGGCAACAATCCCGGCATTCACGGCGGGGCGCTCATGTGGCTTGCAGGTCGCGGCGGTCTCGCACTCGTCCAGCGCGTGGACGAACCTTGTCGCGGCGACATGCACAAGCAACGGCCTTTCACCTACATCGCACAGCGCACGGCAAAACCCATGCCGAAAAAAGACGTGCTGACCGCGTTCAACCCAAAACTGAGGAGCATGGCATGAAGATCGAACAAGGCAAAGCATACCGCCGCCGCGATGGTGCGAAGGTGGCGCAGGAAAGGCCGAGAGATGGAGGTGTCATTCCGTGGAAAGGCAGCGATGAAATTTGGCGCTATGACGACGGGCGGTGTTGTGACCAACGCAAGACATTGATTGACTTCATTGCCGAGTGGCCCGACGAGGACGACACCCCGAAAACGTGGGGCGAGATGACCGACGCAGAAAAGGGCGCGCTGTTGCTGGCGCATTATGAAAGCCCCGGTAGTGTGGAGTTCTTGAATGTAGACCATTGGGTGACGCTGAAAGGCCTTGGATGGCTTGATGAATACGCATACCGCATCAAGCCAGAGCCTAAGCGCGAGACGGTGACTCTGTATGCGGGCGGATCATTTGGATGGAACCCGTGGCGCAGCGGATCACTCGATAAATACTGCATCATCTATGAGACAGAGGGCGGGAAGCCCATCCTCAACAGCATCCGCATGGAGGATCTGAAATGATCCACACTACACCGCCCCGCATCGCAGCGCATACCGTCGCGCCGAACAAAGGCCAAAACGTCCAAGTCATCCTAGACGCCTTCGGCAACCCGACAGCCGCCGCAAAACACGAGGCCGCAATCGGTCGCCTCATGCTCAAACACACAAAGCGACAAAAAGCACCGCAACAGCACAAACGAGACAGCAACGCAGCGCAGAAGCGCAAAAAACAAATCTTCGATTACTGCCTCAAAACATGGCGCACAACCACAGACATCGAGCAATTCATGGGCCTCCATGTCGAAACCGTCCGCAAGGTCGCAAAGGCAATGCTCGACGAAGGCAAGCTAGACCGAAAGCAAAACCCGGCAACAAAGCTGACCGAATACGTCTACAAATCACGAGACACACGCAAGACCGGCAACGAATGGCGCATGGAAGCTCGAGCAGCTATCAATGCAAAAATAGTCGAGTATTGCAGCGTAGAACGCACGTCGCATGAAATAGCCGACAAGTTCGGCATTAGCCAAGCTGGCGCGCGCTATCACCTTCAAGACGCACGGCGCGATGGCAAAATCGAAAAGATCGGATCAGGAAACAAGTTCAAATATCTCAAGGTGACGAAATGACACGCACAATCACAGATCACGAGGACGCACTCATAGCCGACCTCACACGCGCCGAGGCTGACCTTGCCAAAGCAAAGAACGCACTTGACGACATCAAAACGATCTGCCGCAATCACGACACATACAACGCCAAGACACTGGCAATGATGATCGAGCAGAGGATTGCGCGAACGTCTTGACCACCACTCACAAAGAACGCATGATGCAGTCATTCATTGCTTGTTCCTCCTGCGCGGGTTTTCGGTGATATAAGCGATGACGTATGTTTTCCAGACGGTGGCGTCATCGCTAAAAATTTCCCGCGCTAACTGCCTCGCCTTCGGGCGGGGCTTTTCTTTGCGATAGGCTTGGGGTAATATTTGCGCATGGCGAAGTCAGAAGACACCAATCTAACAGCAAAGCAGGAGGCCTTTGCTATGGCATATGTCGAAACAGGCAATGCCGCAGAAGCCTATCGCCGCGCCTATGATGTCAGGGCTGCAACGCAGCATTCAAGCATCTACACCAATGCGTCAAAACTCCTTGACAATGCAAAGGTTATGCAAAGGGTCAGGGACTTGCAGGCGCAGGCAGCTGAGATGTGCCTATACACAGTCAAAGACGCCTTTTCGGAGTATGAGACAGCTAGACAGCTTGCGCTTCAGGAAAACAACCCAAGCGCGGCGGTAACAGCCGTAAATGGCAAGGTTAAGTTGTTCGGCCTAGATCAACCGACAAAGGTAGACCACACCACCAACGGCAAAGACATGCCCGCAGCGCCACAGCCAATTGATAGCGAGTTAGCAAAAGCCCTCGCCAAAAAGCTGACGGAATGAAATGGCAGTCAATCCTATCGAGTGGGAAGGGCTTGATGCATCCGAGCGCGCTTTGCTCGCCGCAGCCGGGGAAACATCGCCGCTAGCCTTCACCTCGCTTTGGTTCAACGTTTCTCAGGTAGACAGCTTTAAGCCTAATTGGCACCACCACTACTACAACTGGATTGCCGAGCGCGTTCTAAGTGGTGACGTGCAAAACGTCATAGTCAACATTCCACCCGGCGGCACGAAAACCGAATTCTGGTCCATTCACCTGCCCGTCTATTGCATGGTCAAGCATGACCGGGTGCGCATTCTAAACACGTCCTATTCAAAAGACCTCGTGACCGAAAACAGCGAGCGGTCGCGCGCACTCATGAAGTCGTCAGAGTTTCAGGAGTTTTATCCCTTCCAGATAGGCAAGGATAAGGTTGACGACTGGACGCTAGAGCGCAACGGCAAGCGGATGCACCAGTTGTTCAGCCGAGCCAGCGGCGGGCAGATCACGGGTGTTCGTGGCGGGTATATGTCGGACGGCTTCACGGGCTACATCATGGCGGATGACTGGGACAAGATCGACGATCTTTTTTCAGACGCCAAGCGGTCAAAGTCTCACACGCGCCTAATCAACACACTGAGGAGCCGTCGCGCCCACTCGGGCACGCCGTTCCTGTTTATCCAGCAGCGCGGCCACGTGGACGACAGCACGGCCTTTCTGCTTTCCGGTGGCATGGGCCTATCCGTAGACCACCATATCCGCATTCCGGCGCTTGTGGATCAGGAGTATATCGACAGCCTGCCAGACGGTATCCGCGAAAGATGCGAGCGCGATGTAAAGCGCGGCGAGTGCATCGACGGTAAATGGTCATACTGGCCAGACAAGGAAAGCATCCATGACTTGATCGCGCTGCGTGACGCGCACCCTTACACGTTCGTTAGCCAATACATGCAAGACCCGGACACGCTGGACGGGGGGATATTCGCAGAGGACGACTTCCTGTATTATGGCGATGTAGACGACGGGGCAGACCTTTCATATCCAGATGTCTTTGAATACAGGTTCATAACAGTAGACACGGCGAACAAAACAAACACTTGGAATGACTGGACAGTTTTCGCCGAGTGGGGAGTGTTTGACGGTCGTGTTTATCGCCTGTCATACAAGCGCGCGAAGATGAAGGCGGATCAGCTTAGGCGGGACTTCGAGAGCTTCGTTAAGGCTGCACACCTGAAAAATAGCACTAGGGATGGCGTTTTGCGTGCCGTGTATGTCGAGGACAAGGCGAGCGGCACAGGGCTGATACAGGAGCTTGAGGGCCGATTGCCATTGCAAATTACGCCAGTGCAGCGGGATAAGGACAAACTCACACGCGCGATGGACGTTCAAGCGCAGCACATTGCGAAAAAGGTTGTTTTGCCGTATGGTGATGCACATAACTTTGAGTTTGTGTCTGAGGTATGTGCATTTTCGCACGACGATAGCCACAAGCACGATGACCAAACGGACGTAATGATAGACGCGCTATTTGAGGCCTTTGTTTCCGGGCGCGGCACAGGCGAAATCTTCGGAGTTCTTTGACATGGCGTGGCCCTTTTCTCGCAATCTCGAAACCAAGGACAACCCGGTAGGCGGCGCAATCGCCTTCGGGCTTCCGATGGCAAAGCCCTCAATCATCAACGCGAAATCCTTCATTCGGGAAGGGTATCAGCAGAATGTGATTGTTTACCGGGCGATCAAGGAGATTGTCACGGCAGCAACGTCAATCGAGGTGAACCTATACCAAGGCGACACGCTGGTAAAATCCAGCCCTATCCTTGATCTCATGGCGCGACCAAACCCAAGCCAATCCTATTCGGCGTGGCTGACTGAAATGCTTGTAAACAGGCTATTGCAGGGTGAGACATCGCTTGTCATAGCTGGTGCCGGGGATAAGCCGACCGAACTATGGCCCGTCAATCCAGTGAACGTGTCGGTGAAGCCGGGCGCAAGCGGCCTGCCGTCTGAATACGTTCACGAGGTCAACGGCAAGAAAACAACGTTTCCAGTTGAGCGAGTGTCGGGCAAGAGCGATCTATTCTTTGCCAAGACCTACAACCCCGACAACTATTGGCGCGGTCAATCGCCACTCATGGCGGCAGGCTTGGCGGGGGATACCCACAACGCCGGGGCAAAGTGGAATTACAGCCTGCTGAAGAATAGCGCACGTCCGAGTGGGATTGTGCGCTTTAAGGGGCAATATCCGGGGCAGGAAACGCTGCAAAGGATGCGCGAGTATTTCAAGAAATCCATGCAGGGCGAAGGCAACGCCGGGGAAATCCCCATGTTGGCGGATGATGCCGAGTGGGTGGACGTGTCGCACTCACCGCGCGATATGGACTTTCTCAACACCATGAAAGAGGCAGCGAAACAGATCGCTTCGGCCTATGGCGTTCCCCTGCCGCTTATCGACAACGACGCCAGCACGTTCAACAACTTGGAGCAGGCCAAGGAGCGGCTATACACCGATACCGTTATTCCGCTTCTAAAGGAATTCCTTGACGACTTTGGCGCATGGCTCTTGCCGCGATATGGGAAGGGGTATGAGTTCCGCCTTGACCTCGACACAATCCCCGCTCTTGAAGCGTTGCGTGGGCGTAAGTTTGACCGCGCAATTCGCGCCGCGACCGCAAACATCCTGACGCGCGAGGAGGCCCGTGAAATGATCGGCTTCTCTGAGCCTCCAAAGGGCCATTTTCTCAACGAGGGTGACGCCTTCGACATGGGGGCAGATGATGCAAAGGCGCTCGCCTATGGCGGGTTTAAGGTCGTGGGGGAATAATGGCCCGCAAGCCTGCCTTTCTCAGCCATAGCCGGGAGCGTGAGCGCGAAATACATCTGCGCATGATGGATCGCCTATGGCGTCGTCACCGCAAGGCCGTAGCTGACGAAATCACGCGGGAAACGCTTGCCATTGTCTCAGCATATCAGGAACTAGGCTTTGTGCCTTCCGTTCCAGATGCTCACATGCTGCGGATGCGCGACCTATACATGCGCATGACCTATGATAGCGTCCAGACGTTTGGGCGGCGCATGTTCGTATCTGCAAAGGCATTCGGCCTTGATCTGGAAGCCAAGGAGACTTTTGGCGAGATGTTTGCCCGGCTCGCGCTCAACTGGATCGCGCAGGAAGCCATTCGGCGGCGCATTGTGAGCGTGGCGGAAACCACTCGAAGGATGATTGTGGACGCCGTGTCGCAAGGTCAGGCCGAGGGTCTAGGCGTTGAGGCAATCGCCAAGCTGATTACAGATCAAATCCCCGGCATTGCCCGCAGGCGCGCGGCAATCATCGCCAGAACGGAAACCCACGGCGCAGCAAACTACGGCGCGCAGGAAAGCGCACGGGCGACCGGGCTGGAATTGCGCAAGGAGTGGATGAGCGTTCACGACCACAGGACGCGCGACTTTGGCGAAGGTGATGGCGTGGTGGATAAATACAACCATCGGTCAATGGACGGCCAAAAGGTGGGCATGGATGATCCGTTCAAGATGCCGACATACCTAGGCGGCGTTGTTCTTTGCCAACGGCCCGGCGATCCGTCACTTCCTGCCGGAGCGTCTATCAACTGCCGATGCACCGTGGGTTACATCCCTGCCGGGTTCGACTAGTCAACGCGGTTTCTTGTCGCATTTGCAAATCCGTGCTATAACTTTGCAAACTTTATTTGCAAGGGGTTTGCAATGGGCATGTTTCTCGGAGCAAAGGACGCGGGGCGGGTTCTCGAATTCAAGGCGGGGGCCATTGAGGTCAAGGCCGATGGCGAGGATGATGAATATCTAACCGTTTCAGGCTATGGCTCCATCTTTGGTAACAAGGACAACGGCGGCGATATTGTCATGCCGGGCGCGTTCAAGGAATGCATCGCATCGGGCCGGAAGCCAAAAATGCTTTGGCAACATGACCCTTCACAGCCGATTGGCGCATGGGATGAAGTGCGCGAGGATGAAAACGGCCTATTCATGCGCGGTCGTATCAGTAAGAAAGCCGCGAAGGGTGCGGAAATCGCCGCTCTGGTCAAGATGGGGGCCATTGAGGGGCTTTCTATTGGATATCGGACCCAAGAATACGAAATGGACGAGGGGAACGGCACTCGCAAGCTGGTCAAGCTGGACTTGTGGGAAACGTCCGTTGTCACTTTCCCCATGAATGAATTGGCCAATATCTACGCCATGAAATCGGCTGATATGGGTAAGCGCGACATTGAGCGCGTATTCAAGGACTTGGGCTTTAGCCGCACCGCATCAAAGGCGGCAGCGGCGGGCGCATGGGAGCGGTTGGAGGTTGTTCTGCGTGAGGCAGACACCAAAGGCCGTGAGGACGATCAGCGAGAGGTTGACGAACTCAAATCACTTTTGAACGAAACACTGCAAATGATGAAAGGGTAAATCATGACCGACTTTGCAGAACTCAAAGGTCTTGTTGAGGGCGTTAATAGCGGCCTTGCTGACCTCAAATCCGAACTTGATGGCGTTAAGGGCAACATGCCCAAGGACGTGATCGACCAAGCCAAATTCGACAAGGCGACGAACGACATCACCGCCAAAATGCAGGAATTGCAGGACGCGCAAGCGAAAATGCAGGCCGCAATGAACCGCCCTGGCGGTCAGGGTGGCGAAGAGGAAAACGAGGCAAAAGCCAAGTTTGAGGCGTTCCTCCGCAAAGGTGAGAACGGCATCGACGCAGGCACTGGCGCACAGATCGAACTCAAGGCAATGTCCACCGACAGCAACCCGGATGGCGGATACCTCGTGTATCCAGAGCGTTCCACCACGGTTGTTGACCGTGTGTTCGAAAGCTCGCCCGTTCGCCAAGTGGCAAACATCGAGCGCACTCAATCCACCTCGCTTGAAGTCTTGATTGATGACAATCAGGCCGGGGCGCGTTGGGTTTCCGAAGGTGCATCCGGTGGTCAAACCGATACCCCGCAAGTGGGCCGCAAGGTGATCGCCGTTCACAAGATGGAAGCTGACCCGCGCATGACGCCGGAGCAGGTTCGCGCGTCTTATGTGGATGTCGAAAGCTGGCTTGACGGCAAGGTTGCAGATCGCTTTGCGCGCCTTGAAGGCACTGCGTTTGTCACTGGCGATGGCGTCAACAAGCCGCGTGGCTTCCTGACCTACGCTGCACAGGCATCGTCTGGCACCTATGAGCGCAACAAAATCAATCAGGTCAACATGGGTGCGGCTGCGGCTCTCACTGCTGGCGGCTTGATCGAAGTGCAGAACTCGCTCAAAGAGCCGTATCAGGCTGGCGCAGTCTGGGGTATGAAGCGTGCGACCTTCGGCAAGGCGCTGCAACTCAAGGGGAATGATAACTTCTTCTTCTCCCCGGTGTTGATGCGTGACGGTCAAGCGACCATTCAGCTTCTCGGCAAGCCCGTCCTGTTCATGGATGACATGCCCGCCGTTGCTGCAAACGCTCTCTCGGTTGTCTATGCTGACTTCTCGAAGGCATACACCATCGTTGACGGCATGGACATGACCGTCCTGCGTGACCCCTACACGAACAAGGGCTTCATCACCTACTACACCTACAAAGGTGTTGGCGGTGACGTGACCTCGTTTGACGCAATCACCATCGGCAAAGTTGCCGCGTAAGCCTGAAGAAAGGAAACATCATGGCTAAGTTTGACGAACGCAACAACGCCGAATATGGGCTGGCGCTCTCTGCCACCCTGTCCGGCACGACCAAAGCCGAGGGCGACTGGATCGATATGCAGGGTTGGGAAAGCCTGACCTTCACCGTATCGACCGGGACCGTCACCGACGCAGGCGCAGCGGGTGGCTTCACCTTCCAAGTTGAGGAAGGCGACGACACCACGGACGCAGGGGCAACCGCCGTTGCAGATGCTGACCTGATCGGCGCAGAAAGCGACCTCGCAGTGACCGACGATGACGACGACGACACGCTTGTCGGCTCCATCGGCTATCGCGGCGAAAAGCGCTATGTGCGCATGACCGCCGTTGGCACCACTGGCACTGACGCGGCTGTTACGGTTCACGCTATCAAGCGCAAGGGCGCTGTGATGGGTGAGGCGACCATCGACAGCGGCACCGCTGCTACCTAACGCTTGCAGGAGGGCTGGCTGCGGCTGGCCCTCTCACTGGCTTTAGGGTTATTCAGAGGGTGTTCACGCCATGACGGAAATCGAGATGCTCAAAACAATGTCAGTCTCGCCGGATGGCCTGCGGGTTGAGACATGGGCAAAGGGAAGCATTCACAGGGTTGGCGATGATCTTCTACGCAATCTCATTGCCGATGGGGCTGTGGCCATTGTTGAGCGCAAGGCAGAGGTCGCCGCACCGGAGAATAAGGCACACATGGCAGCGCCGAAGAATAAGGCCACACCGAAAGCCAAGCGCAAGCCCGGTCGCCCGAGAAAGGCTAAGGCATGACGTTCAATCGCAAATCGGTTTCTGTCACGGCCTCGGCTGATGATCCGGCAGTAAGCGCGGCGGATATGAAGGAATATTTGCGCGTTGATGGATCAGGCGATGATGACCTGATCGCGTCCTTTGTCACGTCGGCAACTGAGGCCATGAAACAATACCTGCGCATCGGCCTTCTGACCGAGACGTTTGTTTTCCGAATGGATCGCTTTGCGGACGTGAACCCTGACCTTGCGCTTATGTCGCTTGGCGGTGGCGTCCATGATCTGCCGCGCTCTTATGTTCTC